TCGTGTAATGGATTGCAACACTTCTGTGCAGCAGGTAGAGACGAACGTGGTGGAGCTCTTGTTAATTTAGTTCCTGGACCTAATCCACAAGATGCATATACAGAAGTATTAAATGTTGTGAAAGCAAAATTAGAAAAAGAAGATAGTGCAATAGCCAGGCAATGCTTGAAACATTTAACAAGACAAGTTTTAAAACAACCAGTCATGACTCAGGTGTACAACGTCACAAGGGTTGGTGCTCGTGATCAAGTTAAAGAACAGTTGAAAAAATTAGGCGTAAAAAAAGAAGATCAGTTTCCTATATCTAAACATCTAAGTGATTTGGTTATGGGATCTGTCGGCGATGTGTTTCCTGAAGCCATAGTTATTATGCGATGGATAGAAGAATGTTGTCGCATGATGTGCAAAGATAAACCAATGAGATCTATACAATGGAAAAATCCAATTGGCTTTCCTGTTATTCAGCCATATAGAAACATGAGAAAGTTTCAAATTAAAACAGTCATGCAACGATTAACAGTTGGTGAACGAGATCAGACTGCACCAGTTATGTTATCCAAACAAGTGCAAGGTGGTCCACCTAATGTAGTACACAGCTGGGATGGGGCACATATGATGTTGACATCTATAGATTGTGCTGATCATGAGATAGACTTTGCAGCGGTGCATGATTCTTATTGGGGTCATGCTAGTAATATTGATGATCTGAGTGACATTCTAAGAACCCAGTTTGTAGAGATGCACAAAGAGGATCTAGTTGGTAAGCTGTATGTAGAGTGGCAGGAGGCGTATCCTGATATAGACTTGCCAGTCCCGCCAGCAAAAGGATCGCTGGATTTAAATCAGGTGATGGACTCCCCATACTTCTTTGGATAAAGGTACTCAGATAGTGAAGCGAAACCGATACGTGATGTTGATATTTGCCAAGGGGACAACCCTGGGAGATTTTACTCCTACTGAAAGATGGCGTATGTTTCGCAAAAAACCAGGACTTTTTTATGAAATAGCTAGTTCTTACTTTGGGAAGTTGGCTATTGGAGGAGATCACAGACACGTTGCTGTTACTGACGGCGAGGTGGTAGTGGATTATGCCTGGAGACAATTTAGATATTGGCCTTATGAACAGTACATAAAGAAGTTTAGAAATATAAATGGCTATGTATTAATACCTATAAACGAAGACAGTAAATACGGATGGGAAGGCGTTGACCTGGGACAATATAAAAAACCAGATCGATCTTACCTGCGAGGAACCATTACTATTTGGCTAATGGGGTTGACTCGTGGTTTATACCAAACAACAAATTGCACTACGACTGCTCGGCAAGTCCTAGGTGATGCAGGGATTCACGTGCCGAGAAGGGTTTGGAATCCTCAATTGCTAGTGCAATGGTTGACGGAGAACAAATATGACTTCTATGCCAGTACGCCTCCCAGTTACAACGGAACAACTAATTGAAGAGCTTGATAAATTAAATCCACCACCCACAGTAGATGGACCATTGGATGAAAAAATGATACAAGAGCTAGTGTTTCTTGCAGGTCGAAGGTCTGTAATAGATGAATTAATTCGTATACAAATACGTACAGAACATGAAGCTGGAGGATATTAATGGCTAAAGATCCAAGATTAAAAAGAGCAGGAGTCTCTGGTTATAACAAACCAAAGCGTACTCCTAACCATAAAACTAAATCCCATATTGTTGTAGCTAAAGACGGAGATAAAATAAAGACAATCCGATTTGGCCAACAAGGTAAAACTGGGGACCGAACTAACACAGCACGTGCTAGATCTTTCAAGGCCAGACATGCTAAGAACATTGCAAAGGGCAAAATGTCAGCAGCGTACTGGGCTAATAAAACTAAATGGTAAGGAGAACATCATGCCAATGGGAAAAGGAACTTACGGTAAAAAAGTTGGAAGGCCAGCTAAAAAGAAAAAAACTAAAACGATGAAAAAGATGAAGAAGAAATAAGGGGAATCCACATGGGCGGTAGCGGTGGCAGTACAAACCTAACAACTTTTCATGATCCTGAATCTGCTTTGCGAGCTGAGAAGGCTACACCAGCAGAGTTTGAAGAAGGATTAGATGAGGACGAGAGAAGGCAACGGCGGGAAGAGATGGGCTCTAGAACATCTTTAAAGATTCCTAAGTATGGGTCTGGGTCTGGTCCTTCAACAGGAGCTAGTTATTAATGGGTGTAATTCAAACCAGATTTGATTCAGATGATGGCGTTCGTCAAGAGAATCTTGAACGTGCTAGATTCTGTGCTAGTCTAACCAAGCCGTGGGTATTACCTCCAGATGGTTGGAACGAATCTGAAAAGTTACCTGAAACTTTTTCTAGCATACCTGCTCGTGGATGTACAAACTTAGAAGGCAGATTGCTGCTTGCTATTTTTCCACCAGGTCAACCTTGGTTTAAATTTAAACCAGCTAGTAAATTTAAATTTGACCCAGAGGTAGAACCTGATTTAATAAATGAATTTGAAGAAGCATTAAGATTACAAGAATTAGTTGTACTGTCCAAGATGGAACAGTCAGACAAAACTGGTGGTAATGCTAGACGATTAGGGTTTAGAACTCGTATGCGTTTGGTGTTATCACAACTATTAGTTACAGGCGATTGTTTGTTTCACTTAACTGATGACTTTAACATTCGTGTATTTCGTAGAGACAACTATGTAACTAACAGAGATATGGCTGGTGATATTAACTATCACATAACTCGTGAGCATATTGATTTGCTTTCGTTGCCCTTAGATAAACTAGAATTACTTGAGCACGATGTAAACGAACTATCTGGTTTACACGCTGATCAACGTATGGAATTTATTTACACTATGGTTGAATGGAACCCATTGAAAAATGTCTGGGTTATTACACAAGAAGTCGATGGTGTAGAAATTAATAAAGTCGAAGAAGCAGTAAATCCTTATATATCTGTGACCTATTCTCTTCCTCCCGCAGCTGATTATGGTCGAGGATTAATTGAGGAAAATCTAGGTGACTGCCGTTCAATAAATGAGTTGACCGAAAGGATCCTAGACTTTGCTGCTTTGTCAAGCAAACACTTGTTCGCCCTGGATTATAATAGTCAAGTTCGCCCAGACGATCTCGCAAGACCTACGGGCTCCGTTATACAAGCAAGAGTCCAGGGTGGACAGGTGTCTGATGTTGGCATGGTAAGAGCAGATAGAATGAATGACTTCAATGTGGTTGCTTCTGTTCGTGATGCTATACGAAGAGATCTTGCTATGACTATGTTAATGGAAGGCGAGACTACACCACGTGGTGAAAGAGTTACTGCGTACCAAGTACAACGTGTAGCAGCAGAATTAGATGGTGCATTGTCGGGATTATTTGCACCAATAGCTGACGCACTTCAGGTTCCTTTAGTAGAACGTGTGCGACACGTGCTAACTAAGAAAGGAGAACTACCTGTGTTGCCAGATGACACGGTAGAAATAGAAGCAATTACAGGAGTACAAGCTTTGGCTCATGAGAATGACCAACAGAAATTATTACGCTTGTTACAGACTGTAGCACAACTAGGTCCAGAAACATTAGCTCGTGTTGACAAAGGTGTATTGTTAGATTTACTTGTTAGACAGTCTGGTATTTATCAGCCTGGTTTAATAAGATCTGAAGAAGATATACAAGAGGAAATGCAGTCTATGCAACAAGGACAATTTGATCAGATGGCTGCTAGTCAAGCAGTTCAAACAGCAGGGAATGTTATAGAGGAACAACAGAAACAGGAGATGCAAGGTGTCTGATGTGAACCCAGGAGCTCAACCAGAAGCTCAACCTGCCGTGCAAATAGATCCTAATGCCGTGAGTGAAGCTCATGTAGAAGGAACTATTGATAGAGATGTTCAAGGTAAAGTGGAATTACCTTTAGACCACGAACCTAAAAAAGATGAAACGCTAGAAGAAAAACTATTCGCTGGCAAATATAAATCTATAGAGGATCTTGAAAAAGGTTATGACGAACTAAATAAAAAGCTATCGCAAATGAAGCCAGATACTGGTGACATGACCATAGAACAAATTTTAGAATCTGCACAATTAAACAATATGGACATTGTTACTAATTGGCAAAAAGATGGGAAGCTTACTGATGAACAATATTCCAAACTGGCTAGTGTGGGTTATGGAAAGTCGGTGGTCGATACATACTTAAAAGGACAAAGTGCACAAGCACAAAATTCTATTTACGCACAAGAACAAATTAAACAACATGCCCATAAGCTTGCAGGTGGAGAACAAGAATACAATGGCCTTATGAGATGGGCTGCTGTTAATCTGCCTGAACAAAGGCAAACAGAATTAAACGAACGATTGGCAAAGACTGAATCATACGAAGGTGCTATTAAAGAATTACTGTATGATTATAAAATGGCAACAGGCACAGCAGCTGGACGTTCTGAAATTCTTGCAGGACAAGCTATGCCTAATGTATCTGATGGTTATAAAACTACAGATGAATTTCTAAGTGCTTTAGCCCAGGCAAAAAGACAAGGGTATAAAGACGCTGCGTTCCTCAATCGGTTGAAGAACACTCCACAACATATAGTTCAAGGAATAGACAAATGATGAAAGAACAACGTAATCGAAATATTTTAAGTAATCTTGCACACAAAGACAAGATAGAAGCTTTCTTTGACATGAGGGCTGCTGAAGGCGATATGAAATGTAGGCTAGTTGGTCCAACAGGTATTCAAATAGCAGAAGGAACAGGACACAATGAAGACAAAGCATTTGAAGCAGCATTCCAAATCATTAACAAACCAGTTGAAACTCCGAAGAAAAAAACCGCTAAACGTAAAAGTGCAAAGCGGGATACTTCAGAATCTAAACTGGAAGGGAGCGAGGCTGAGGCATCATCGGATGTTTCTGAAGCCACTCCTGTAGAAGAATTTGAAGATATCGAAACCTTCTAATTTAATTTACTAACTAACTTTCCGTGGGAGCCTTACCCACATTTGGATACCACAGTTGCCCAATGGGCGAAGTGCTAAATGTTACGAGGACACCTCCTTGGAATTATCGTTTCTTTTCTCTCACGAAACCTTTTTTTCGAGGTAATTTTTTATGACTACTATTAGTTCAACTTATAATACTCGTGGTTTAGCAGATGCTGAAGGAAGTGCAGGTGCAAGAGACTTGGGCCTAACTATCTTTAGTGGCCAGGTTCTGGAAGCTTTTAAACAACGAACCGTTTTCTATGATATGAAGGGCCAGTACATGGCAAGCAAACAACTTGACGGTGGTGTTGCTGCACAATGGCCAATCATTGGTCCAGACATTGATTTGTTTGCAGTAGGTGGCGATGACACTAACTTTACTGATGATGCTGCTGATGATACACACCTTCCTCAAGGTATGTACGCTGGTTATCACGTAACAGGTAGATTCATTACTGGTTCTAAAATTGCTAGTTCTGTCAAGACTGTTAATGTTGATGACATTCTAGTTGCTGCTATTGATGTACCTTTCTTAGATCTTGACCTTGCACACTTTGACCTACTTGGTCCTTACGCTGCAAAACTTGGGCGATCAATTGCTCGTGACTTAGATCGTAAGATTGCTGCTCTTGTTCTTAAAGGTGCTACTGATTCTGCTCCTTCAAATGGAACATATCCAGGCGGTGCTTCAGTAGTACGAGGTAGTGCATCTGCTACAGTAGCAGCTACTTATACTGACGATATTGGTGGAGTAACTAAGTTTGCAGACGATGTTGCTTCACTTGCTTTGCAATTCGATCAGAAGTTTGTACCAGAAGGTAATAGAACATTATTTATTACTCCGTACATCCGTAAGATTTTACGTCATATGGGAACAAGCTTTGTTGCTAACCCAAATGTTAATACTACGACACAAGCTGCTACAGTAACTTACATTCCAGGAACACAAAGTCCATATGATAATCAACTATCAGGAAACTCTTGGGATCTTAACGCACGATCAATTGGTCAATTATCTGGCTTTGATCTAGTGGTTACAGATTCTATGCCTGGTGACTGGCGTACAGATACTGGTGCTAAGTATGCAGAATTTAATTCAGCTAGTATGGGTGCATCTAGTCTTGCTAAGTATGACTTTGACTGTGATGGTGCTGATGCTGCTAGAAAATGTCCAGCAGCTTTAGCCGTGTGTGGTGCACAAGAAGGCAACTACGGCTTAGGTATGGTCCAAGCTGGTGGTATGCGAACAATCATCGAAGATGATGAACGTAGAAACCAGAAATTCCTCAAGACTCAAATGCTTGTTGGAATGGATATACTGTCACCTTGGTGTCTTGGTTCTATTGCTTGTCACGCCTAATTAATTAGGTTGTCTCTTTAGGGGGGGCTAATGCCCCCCTTATTTTATATGGGGGTTTGAATGACTAGAGACATAAGGGAACCGTCTGTGGTTCGTCTCTCTGTAAGAGATTGGATGGGAATATTCGCTTGTGTTGTAGCAATAGCCTTTCCTGTCGTAGCAGCGTATAGAGAACATGATCGCATGATTACTGAAATGATTGTGCGTCAGCAATTAATAGAGTCGCAAATAAATCGAATAGAAGATTGTTTAGACAAGTTGGAGAACAACTTATGAGAATAGTTAATTTTACAAACTCGCAAAGTACGAGTGATGGTGCTAACCCAGTTTTATCTTTAGATACTGTAGATGCAGCAAGCGATGTACTAAATCCTCCTATTGATGGGGAAATAAGAACTGGTCTTGTTACCGTTCAAAACATCTCTGCAAGCACAACTAATAGTGTAGAAGTACAAGGTTCATTCGGGACTACCTTTTCTTTAGCACATATTAAATTTGCAGATTCTGATGTAAATAATTACGATGAAGAAGTTGTAACTATTGTAGATGCTAGTGGCACAAACACATTTACTTTTGACAAAGACATATCAGCTGTAGCACGTAGTTCAGCTAATACGTATGTAGTACCTGCTATTACTGATGCAGCAACCGCAGCAGCTTTTATGAAAGAAGCTATAGATCTTGCTAGAGACACGCACTTAGAAACTGGTGCTCAATGTTTTACTAGTACAAGAACTGATGGGTCTGCACAAGCTGGCCTTGAAATAGTTGGTATGGATTCTGCTGCTGGCACAACGTTTGATGTAAGCATTACTACTACAGATGCTGATATGGTTTTAGAAGAACATTACAGCGGTGAACAAAAGTTTCAAACAATTCACACTTTTACTAATATTGCAGCAGGTGCTGTTGTATCCGCAGTAGTAACTTTGTTTCCTGAAATGCGTATAAATAGTGGTACTAATGATGACGATGGTTATGTTGTCGCAACGTTAATGGTGTAAGGAGTAGTTTATGCCTCTTTGGAAACCAAACGATTTAAGCGATTTAAACTTATGGCTTACGTCTGTAGACTTTAATGGATCAGTAGGGGAAGCAGTTCCTTGGCACGACCGAAGCGGTGGCGAAAGTTTTACTGCTAATCCTTCTGATGTTTCAGACGCAGCCACTCCTAACATAGATCCTGGTGCACTTAATGATCATAGCGGCGTAGTGTTTACAGAAGGCCGTGACGAATGGTTAGTATCTACTAGCACGACAGCAATGGACGTAGGAGTAGGAGATTTTTATTGTGCTACGTTAGTTTCGTCACCTAGTTCTTCTAGTGGTATTCAAGCTATATTAGCTCATGATAAAACTGGAAGTTCGTTTGAATTGCGACATACAGGCAATGGTGGTAAATTTGTATGGGCTGTTGGCGGGACGGTATTAAATAACGATTCTAATGTAACTAATGATACTGTTCATTTTTTGTCTTGTGAAAAACATGGCACAGATCCAAGTGATAGCAACAACGGCACTCTTGATCATTATCGCAACGGTGGATCTACTATAGAATCAGATACTAATTTTAATACAAATATAAGTGATGATGAATTTCGTTTAGGCAGAAGAGATGTTGCTCCAACTAGCGAAGCTAGTTTTAACGGAAGCTTGTATGAAGTAATTGTGTACCACAAAGAAATAAGTGCTACAAATCAAGACGCAGTAGAAGGATTTACTATGCACAAGTTTGCCCAAGAAGGCACGTTACCTGCTGCACATTCTTATAGATATGGTCCACCTACAGCGTGTCATTGTGTTTCAGAAAACAATTTGTCTACAAACTTTTTGTCTTCTAACATAACACATGCTTATGAATTGAAAGAAAACCTTAACATAAGATCAGAGAGAAAATAATGTTTAGTTTTTTAACACCAGATGTAGTAACTATGCTTGGCAGTTCTGTAGTTGGATTTATATTTAAACAACAAGCTGAAAAAAGAAAGAACGAACAAGAGCGAATGAAGATGGCTTTGCAAGCACAGAAAGCTTCAGACGATACTGCTAATAGTGCAGCAAAAAGAGTAAGCATAGATGCAGGTAGAATTACTAGACGAATTATTGTCTTGTCAGTTTTATTTGCCTGTATGTACGCACCTTTTTTAGCACCTGTATTTGATGTTCCTATTGTAGTAGAAGTTAAAGAAAAGGCGGGAGACGTATTGTTTGGCCTTTTCGGGGGATCAGAAAAAACAGTATTTAAAGAGATTAACGGTTATCTCTTTGCAGAAGAAAATAGGCAAGCCCTGCTTGCAATAATAGGATTCTACTTTGGCACAGCTTCTGCCAAGTAAAGGAGATTACATTGAGCAAGGTACTAGTTAATACTTTAGAAAAATATTCAGGAAGTTATTTAAATTTTAACTCCAATGTCTTAGGTGCTACGAATGCAACTATAGATTGGAACGGAACTATTGATTTATCAAAAACAGTAACGTTGACAATGGCCAATGACACAACCAAAGCCTTAGATGTTGTCCAGGGTACTACTGAGTTCTGTGATGATGTAAAGTTTTTAACAGCTACTGGTGGTGCAACGAATGCTACTATTACAAATGAAGGTGCTATCTCCGCAGTATCGCTAACTACTACAGGTAATGTTGCTGCATCTGGCACAGTATCTGCTGGCGGAGTTACATTAGCTGGACCACGTGTTGTTACTGCTATGTCAGGAAACCTTGACTTAACAACTGCTGGCGTTATTTCTGGCGTAACAGTTGACACAACATTAGGAGCAAACACAGGGACAACTAATGGTATATCTGCTGTAGCGGTAGATGGATCTAACAGTAGACAATTAAACTTTTCTTTAGGTAGTTTAATAAGTGATACAAACTACATACCTATATTTAGCGGATTTCCTTGTACGGTTTCTGATAAAACAAGCAGCACGTTTAACGTAGAAATTTTACATCCTAGTGCAACTAATACAGTATCTGGTGCTATGAGCAACGTTTACTTTTCACTTATTATTATTGATTTCTAATTTAGGAGATTTGTATGGCCTTAACATTAATACAAGGAATCAATGAGGTTCTAAGAAAATGTGGCAGAAGAATCGTATCTAAAGTAGACCCTGCTGGAGAAGGCGGAACATCTACTGCTGCATACGCTGAAGCTGCGTTAGAAGAAGCAACCAGGGCAGTTGCCTCTGAAGGATGGTCTTGGAACTATAAAACAAATGTAAGTTTATCTGCGTCAGATATAGGAGACGGAACGTTTAAATTTCAAACTTCTTCTTTAGGTGAAACAGAAGTCTATCACATTGACTCTTCTGATAATTCAGAAAATCCAGAACAATGGGTAGATCATGGCGGGATTCTTTATAATGTTACTGACAATACTGATGTATCTAGTAGTGGTGCTTCAATTAAAGTTAAGTATTATTTTAATCCTACATTTGCAAAGTTGCCTACCCAAGCACAACAATATGCTATTGCAAAAGCTGCGTTAAATTTAAACAGATCGTACTACCCTGATTCAGGTAGAGAACAAGTAATTGCAGCTGAGATGCAACAGTTTCGTGCAACAATGCAACAAGAAGAAATTCGTGCGTCTGATGTTAACGTATTAGACACAACAAATATGCAACAAATAAGAGGCCGTAACCGTATGGCCAATAGGAGTATTTACTAATGGCAGTAGCAGGAATGAATATTGTAGAAGCAATAAATGAATTAGTAGAAACCATAGGCGAGTTTCCTATGAGTGGCACTACTGTTCCCTCAGCACTAAGTCCTGCTGACACAACTTCTATTTACTATCGAGCAGAACAGTTTATTGACAGAGAAAACACAAGAGTGCAATCGCAAGGTTGGCCAGAAAATACAATTCTTAATAGAACATTTACTGCTAAATCTGGAAGTGCAAACGATGCTAAAACTATTCCGTTGTTAGATGGAACAGCTAATACAGATCCTCCATTATTAAGAGTACGACCTGCGGGTAAAGACAAAGGACGAAATTTAGTATCTGTAGTTACAACATTCTCTGCTTTTTCTTCTTCGGCTTTTCCGTTTTTATTTGATTCAGACAACGAGATGTTTCAGTTTTTTAACGTATCAACTAGCGGAACAGTAAGCGAAGGTACAGTTGAATTAGATGTAGTTGTTAAACGAGACTTTGCAAACATATCTCCTTTATTGCAAGATGTAATAATTGCTGGTGCAAAGATGAAATTCCAAAGAAGATTGCAAGGTAACCCAGAGGTTGATCAACAACTATTGCAAGAATACATGATGGCTGAATATGCATTAGACAGAAACAGTCCTATCTTGAAACAAACATTTAATGTTCAACCATTAGTAGGTAACACAGGCGAGCAAAAATAATAGGATAAATCATGCATAAACCATTTGTAGAAAAAATACCTAACTTGCTTCAAGGCATATCTAAACAAGCTCCTAGTGTTAGGTTTCCTGGTCAAGTAGCAGATGCTGAAAACTGCGACTTTGATTTAAAAGATGGTGCACGAAAACGTGCTGGTACACAAACACTTGGTGTAATAGAAGGAGCATTAAGCTATGGAGAATACAAACTTCATAGAATTGAGCGTGATGACGAAGAAGAATATTTAATTGTATACGGCACAGAAGCATTCTTAAAAATTTACGATTACAACAAAGGCGTGCAAGCAGCTTTGTTTATACCGCCTGAAGCAGAAACATATATAGGAACCCCAGACGCAAATGGGTTTGCTCCTAATAAAGATTCGTATAAATTTATTACCGTAGCAGACACTACGTTTGTTGTTAATAAAAACGTAATACCAAGAACTACAGAAAATGGTGCACAACTTGATCCTGCCACCATGCCACATTTATTGCAAAGAAAAAGTTTCGATGAAAATGGAAATGCTTTATTTGAAATAAAACAAGGTACATGGAAAAGTCGATCATACAACAGACAAATTATTAATACTGCTAACGCTGGTCCTACGATTGTAGACGGCGAAGAAAATTTACGACCTGGTTTTAAATTAAAATATGCAAACCAAACATCTGTTTTATTACCGCAAAATGCAACAGCACAAGAAGTAGAAAATGCTTTACAAGGTAATGGGTTTGATGCTAACGACTTTCTTGTTGAGCAAAAAATAACTGTTACTGCTGGCGGAGAATCACGTACTGAATACACAGGTGAATACGAGGACATTGATTTAGAAATAGCCGATGATCCTTATAGAGGCAAAGGCACTATAGGTGGTCGTGCGGTTGCAGGATTAGGAACATTTAAGTTTGGTAAAGTTATAGTTACTGGTGGCCCATTGGGCGAAAAGCCAATGTCTATAGCTATATCATCTGACATTGATGTAGATGAAATGATCGAAGTAGTAGATGATGCGACTGGCATGGGCATAAGTTTAGCCCGTGGAGATAATGAAACTGATCCTCCACCTGCATTTGCATTTGACGAAACACAAGATGGTTTAGAAGGAATGACTATTCGTGACATAAGTTATGTTCGTAATAGGCTAGTTATTGCAGCAGATGAGTTTATTTGTTTCTCTCAAATAGACGATGTGTTTAACTTTTATTTAGAAAACCCACCAACACTTGTAGATTCAGATGCATTTGATGTACAACTTGCGTCTACAGAAGTAACTATTATAGATCACATAGTAGCTTTTAGAGGAGCTATGGTAGTCTTTACTAAGTCTGGCCAACAGTTTGAAATGGGTGGAATAGAAACTCTTTCGCCAGGAACAGCTACGTTAACACAAACTACTAAATACCAAACAGCAGATGTACGTCCTGAAAAAGTAGGTGACCGTGTATACTTTGCGTCTAGTGGTAATAGCGAATCTAAACTTTTAGAATATTACTATTCAGATTCTGATGCTGGCAATGTAGCGTTGGATATATCAAAACATGTTGAAGGATTGTTACCTACAAAGATTACAGGGTTAACGTCAGAGCCAAATGAAGAAACTGTATTTGTTTTATCTGAACAAGAATTAAGTGCTACTAGTGATGGTCCAGAAGTAGTAGGAACTATATGCGAATCAGGAGATATGGATTACGACCATGATAGTGGTGGATCTAATGACTCCTGCAATTGGAACGATTGTACAACTTGGAATGCAAGTTCAGCTACAACAAACAGAATACCCCAACCATATGACACCGCTGTTATAACCGAAGGTGCTATTATTTATAAGTCTACAGATGAATACTCTGAGCCTTATTGCAATGCGTCTGACCCTGCTAGATCTTCTAATAAAAATACTTCTAAGTTAGCTTGTTGCAAAGATCTTCCTAGAACATATGCAACAGCAACTATAACTTTTACAGGCAATGTTACAAACGATGAAACCATAGTAATTATTTCTACTGATGGTACTTCTAAGACTTATACTGCTAAAGCTTCTACTAACGCTGCTAGTTTGCAATTTAAAAGTAGTGACAAATTTGAGGCAGCAGCTGCACTTAAAACTTGTATTGAACACGCAAACGGTCACGGTAAAAGGATGCATGTATCAAGAAAAGGTGCAGTATTAACTTTAACACAATTAAAAGAAGGAACTGATGGCAATAAAACAATTACAAGTGGACTAACAAATGTAACTAAAACTAACTTTACAGGTGGTTCTTCAACTACAGCTGCACCGTGTCCTACCGCTAGTACAGCGTTGTCTGCAAGTCCGAGCAGTTGCAACTGTTGGCCTGATGATTCTGATCAATGTACAAATAGAAGTTCTGCACAACCATTCTTTATTAGTCCTTTTAGGGCAGTATTAAAAGCTTTGCGTAGAAAACAAGTACGATTATCTTCTTTATTTCCTAGATCATTATTTAGAAGTGCTGCACAAAGTGAAGAAAATTGCCAAGATGGATTTGGCGGATGTTGTATTAATTGTCAACACAGCGATGGGGTAAGTGGAAACTATTCTTATTGCATAGATATTTGTCAAGAAGATTGCAATGCTACAAATCCTGCGTTAACAAAAGCATTGCGTGATCCTGTTTCTAGTTATGCAAATTTAGATGGGTGGACTTGTGCACCTCAATGTAAATATGGCGATGGAAAAAGTTGCAATGACTCTGCTGCTTATGCTGCTGCTGGAGGTCTTTGTTCAGGATCTGGTGTAAACTATTGTGGTTGCTTTGCTGCTATACACGATACTGACGATGTTAATTGTGACACATTTAGTTTAGTTGGTGCTTGTTTGTTGCCAGGTGGTCAATGCATAGACACATCTAATAATTCACAAGGTTTCTTAATAACTGCTGAACAATGTCAAATATTTGGTGGTTGTTTCTTAGGGCACGGCACAACATGCGAAAGCAATATTCCTGCTGACGCAAATTGTGGAGAACCCTTATGTGATGTAGTTACTCCTGGCTATTGCGTGTACACCGACAATGATGGCAATGCTACTTGTTCTCCTGCTGATTGTGCTTCTATGTGCAGTACATTTGGAGCAGGTGACGGATTATTTTCTCCAGGAGGTGTTTGTCCTTCTACTGATCCAACAGGTGCATGTTGCAAAGGCGATGGCACTTGCGAGGATGGGCTTACAGAATCTGCTTGTTTAGAAACAAACAACGGAAGTGCTTGGACTAAAGGAGCTAGTTGTATAGATAGTAGTTGCGTAGTAGAGCCAGAGTGTACTGCTTGTGACCCAGGAAACTCTGTATTAGGCGATGGTTTAGGTGATCCGACTAATGCTGGTATTGCTGGAAAAGTCCACGTATACAAAGCCTACACCGAAGGAAGCGAACGAAAACAATCTGCCTGGGGCACTTGGACATTTGGGAAAGACCGAATACAAGATGCAACCGTTATAGATGAAGATTTAATTATTGTAAGAAAACAAACTTCATCAGAAATTTCTACTGTAGGTAGCTACTTAGTTATTGATGTTTTAGATTTATCTAATTCTTCAGACGTTGTTACTGCGGTAGCTGCTGATGGTAATACAGAGTTCTCGTCTTCTGTAGCGTTGCACTTAGATCATATGATCCCATTAGACCAGGGAACGCTGCAAGACAGCAAGACTCAATGGGCGTTAAATGACTTTGCTGGTGCTAATGTAGGGTACACAGATTATGAAGTAGATACCATTGTTGTGTCTGATGACGGCACATCTAATGCTAATAAATCCTACGCTGTAACTTCTGTTAACAACGGCACAGCAATTAAGACAGTTGAAGACGTAAACTTATCTACTAGCAAAGTGTTTGCAGGGAGAAAAGTACGGTCAATGCTAGAACTAACACCACCGTATTATCGATTAGGTGATGGCAAACCAGTTCTTGACGGCAAGACTAAACAGAAGAAATTAATAGTTGAGCATAAAAATACAGGGTCTTATGATGTTGAAATTAGTAGCGATCAAAGTACTAATCATCCTGTTACCAGGACCAATGCATATACTGTGACCGATGGATCAGTAGACTCATTAGGAGAAAATTCAGCATGGGTACAGGGTGACGCTAGTAAAACAACTGTCAAATTAATATCTGACACAGCTTATCCAACAACCTGGGTTTCTATAGAACATCATGGAAACATAGACTCAACAACAGTATCGTCCCCTAACTCAGCGAGGTAATAATATATGGGTGCAGAAGTAATGGTTATTAGTGCCTTATTAGGTGCAGCAACCTCGGCACAAAGTGCCAGGCAACAGAATCGAGCTATGCGAAATCAACGCCGCAATGCTCAAGCTTCTTTGGATGCACAGAAAGATAACCATAAAAAACGAAGAGATGTAGTTATAGGGCAACAACTTACCAAAGCAAAATTGGCTATGTTAAAAGAAACAGATCGAAAACGTAAAGCTATAGGATCTGCACGTGCTTCATTTGCTACAGCAGGATTATCTTTTGAACAAGGATCTGGTAGACAGATAGGTGCACAAATAAATTTAAGGTCTAACATAAATCAAGAATTGTTAGCTACGCAACTCAACTGGGATTTGCAACAAATACAATCTGACTTTGCAGCAAACACAATGGCAAGTGCTGCACAATACAATCAATCGATGATTAACGCTCAAGCCCAAATGTCAAATCCGTTATTAGCTGGTTTGTCTGGTGGACTTTCTGGTGCTCAAACAGGTCTTTCTATTCAACAAGGATTAGGATAATGGCAAGAATAAAACGTAATGCAATACCTAGAGATCTTCTTGGTAGAAGGATGGAAGGACCATACGAAGTTGATCAAACTCTTACTCCTAGAGGTATAAGTAGTTTGCCTAATACTATGTTAACGTTTAGGGCTAACAACAATAACTTAGAATTAATACAAGGTGCTTTGGCTTCTCTTGGCAAATTAAGCCGTGCTGTTAACGCTTATGAAGAAAACAAGAACAAACCTGATCCTGTCACTTTAGGAATGGCAGCTGATGCAGCAAACACAATAGGTACAGAATTAAAAATTAACTTTGACGAAGACATGTTAAATCGTGATCAAAAAAGCAAAGACGATCCTGATTACGAAAATATGTTAATAGAAAATTTAAACAGAGTTGGCACAGATTTCAGAACAAATGCGGAAGCTGTCAACAACTTTGCTTTACAATATGCAATAAGTAAAGGTTACAATTACGATCTTTCTACGCCTGACGGTATAGAATTTGCTAAAACATTAAACAAATCTGTTTTATCTTCTGGGTTAAAATGGATGGATAAAAACATTACAGAGCCTCGCATTAATTCTCAAATAGACGCTATGGCTAAGCACTTAGCAAATGCTGATTCATTGCAAGATTTAGTTACTTCTGATACTTCTTCTACTGTTGACACGTTTGAAGTACTAAAAGAACGACTAGTTAATTTGAGCACCTTTACTGACGAAGACGAACATAACTTTTTTTACAACAAAGTAGATTTAGACAAGTACGCTGCTAAAGCAATGATACAAGCAGCAGAAGAAAAAATGGTTAGATTTCGTCAAACAGGAAACTTTAAAGAATCTAAAATGGCTCTTGCTTATCTTAAGGCTATTCCTGGCGATAAATCAGACGAACTTATTGCTTTAAAACAGCAAGCATTAAAACAATTAGAAGGTCATGAATCAGCACAAGTAAATGTAAATACGTTTAATCTTTTAAAAACTCCTGGGGAAACTTTATTAAATTTTAAAGGTAGTGATACAGAAACAAGAATGTTACAGTTTGTTAATAAAGATAGTTCTATATTTAACGAACAATTTAAAAACACACTAAATGAATATGTAAACACAACTGCTGATTTGCCACACGTACAACATAGCAAGTTGCAAGTTTTATTATCTTCTTTGCCTATAGGATCTAGTGCTAGAAATTCCGTTACCAATGCTAAAGCAAATATACCTACTATTGCTGAGTTGCAAAAACAAATGCAAGACCAAGAAAACTTTTTATTGGGAGAAGCAGACAAAGAAATATTTGCTTATTTGCAATCTAACACAAACCCAGCAAATCGTTCTTATTCCATAACCGATCCTACAACAGGAAACAAGATTACATACCAAGGGGAAGAACAATTTAAACAATATTTAAGATCTAAATATGTAGGAAGTTTTACTCCATTAGTTATAGATTCATTTAATCTATTAAACAGAACTGAACGGTACGACATAACAGAAGACAAACGTACTCAACAAGCTTTAAATTTTATGGAGTTAGACGGGCTATTATTTAATGCTGATACTAATGCAGCACGTGATCACTATCTTCGTAGAGCTAAAGAAGATTTAAAAAACAAAGAAATAACAGTAGATCAAATGCAAAAGTTACATGATGCAAGCCAAAGATTTGCAGCAGACAAGGTGTCTGCTTTGTCTGATAGTACATGGCTAGACTTTGAGCAACAATTAAGAGTACGTGCGTTTGATTTGCTAGGACAAGACGTTAAAAAAGTTGGCGGTATGACAAATAGGTTGACAGCAAGGACTGTATTTACTGGCAAACCACCTAAAGAAGGAGCTCGTGCTAGAATAGAACAGATCATATTAGATGTGCAACGCAAATGGGTAGACCAATACTCTACTAAAAACAGCGATATATATAAGTTTTTGAGAACAAATAAAGAAGATCAATTAAGAGTAGCGGTACGAACTGCATTGTATGAAACTCAAATGTATAACATTGTAAACGATGCTGGTAAATCTACCAACGCTACGTTGGCTGAGTTTGCTTTTAATCAAATAGAAAAAGCTATGCCAGCTTTCCTCCCAGACGACTTTCCGAAAGAGTAAAGGAATTAAATAATGTCTAACGAACAACCTCTTCCTGTTGACCCAGCACCTGTAGCTCCTGAAGAAATTACAGAGCCTACTCCTGAAGAACTTTTAGAAAGTCCAGAAGACTCTGTAGAAGTTCCAGAAGAACAGTTTGTAGAAACACCTCCTGCTTTAGAAGAAGCTGGAGAAGAAACAATTGTTAAAGAAAAAACCATTTTAGAAGAAGCAGAAGGAATAGAAGAGCCAGAAGATACCCAAGAAGAAGATACCGATCCTTTTACTTTAGAAAACATACAAGAACAAGTAACTGAAAAATTTGATCCTGCTAAAGAAGACTTTGAAGAACGCACGTTTGATATAGACAAAGAAGGTGTTTACCCTAAATCTAAAGAAGAAATGCCTTGGCATCTTAAATGGAATATTCATGTGGGATTGTTAGAAGCATTTGCTGATCAAGGTTTAATACGAAGTCCTTTTGAACAGTTTGCTGAGTTAAGAGATCGTATACCTGAAGAAGCTTATCAATATTTAGACCCACAAGATCGTGTTATTTTAGAAGGAGCCTTTACTCTTAACGATGCTGCACGTGGTGGTGGCAAAGCAGGACTAGAAAATTTTAACACAGGAATAGATATTTTTAATTATCTAACTAATAAAAATCTTTCTACTTTTGATACTGACGCTATGTTTGGTGTTCCTGAAGATACTCTTGGTGCAGTAGCAGAAGGGTTTGGACAATTTTTAACTTTGTTTCTACCGTGGATGGGTGCTGGTCGAGCAGTACGAGGAGCAGTTGGTTTAAAGAATACTTTGTTTTCTAGCATAGCTATCGATGCATTTGCAAGTGTTATGGCTTCTTCTACTGGCTTTGATCCTGAAAAAGGTGGCGTGTTTACTATGGTAGAACAAGCCATGAACAACGGCACTTTGCCAAGAAGTCAATTTCTAACCGCAGCTGCTCAAGTGTTTGACAGCACTCAGTACGAAGGCAATGATCGTATTAAAGGAAGAATTGCATTAGGATTTGAAGACGCATTGCTTACTCCATTCTTTGAATTGTTACGTGTACCTGGTGCTGTCATTGGAAAAGGCAAAAAGTTTGTTGCTTCAAAAGAAGTACGTAAACAAACTAAAATAGCTATAGAACAAATTCGTGCACGTAATGCTCGTGCTGAAGAAATACTTCAAGAAAATCCAAACATGTCTGAATCTTCTTTGTTGATTCAATTGCAAATGGAAGGTTTAGGATTTAACCAAATACAAGACAACTACATCTTGCCAGCATTTACTAAACTAGCTTCTGAAGCATTTAACATACCAACTGAGCAAGCCGAAATGATTGTGGCTAAATTTGTAGGAGGCGGATTAGATCCTGAGCGTGTGTTCTTTGGTAATGGGAACATTTCTCCTGGTGCACAACAAGTAATGTTAAATCAATCTACAGCTGGTAAACGGTTTAGAGATGAAGATATATTTAGAGACAACGCTAAAGACATTGATTTGTCTAACGCTAACAGAAAGTTTGGCCCTGGCAAATTAAATCCATCAATAAGAGAAAGCATTAACAAACTTAAATTAAATAAACAAGATACTGCGGACGTACAACAAAGTGTGTCTAGTGTGCTTCAACGATTTCCAAAAGGAAAAGATGGACCCTGGGAAACATTAGAAGTTCAATCAGTTAAACTAATTAAAGATAGCAAAGGCAACGTTAAGAAAAATCCTAAAACTGGTTTGCCAGAAGTAGACGTAACGTTTAAACAAATACCTTATACCTTTAACAGAGATAAATCTGGAAAGCCATTTAAAATTGGTTCCCCTGAAGCTAAACGTAGAAAGAAACAATTAGCTAAAAAAATGGTAGCTGAGTTAAAAGAATTAAAAGCTAAGGCTAACGCAGGTGATCAAAGAGCTAAAGACATACTTAATGCCCGTACTTGGTACAGCGGTATGGAAGAACGCTTAGGCAGAGAATGGGGTGGCTATGTAGATATGTTTGGCGAAATGCTAGGAGCAACTAGTCCACAAACACCTGTAGCTCAGAACTACATTAATGCACAACAAATTATAGAAAATTTTACTAAGGGTAGATACGATGATGTTTTATCTCGATATGTAGCACACTTAGAAAACAATGGCACACATCAAACATGGATTGATGGTGGCGGTGAAATAATCGGAAAAATAAATCCTAAAACTGGTAAACCAGATATTGGACCTAAAGAATTATTTGCACCTCAATTTGATAACAATGGCAAGCCAATACGTAAAACTGTTGGCGATCCAGGATTGTATGGAACAAACACAAGAAACATAATGGAAGTTCTTGCTACTAAATGGTGGGAAGGGAAATTTGGTAAACCTGGTGGTGCACCTAAAGCTTTAACATTTGCTGGTAATTTAATTGGATACACAAAGAAAGCTACGATAGATGTATGGGCTGCTAGACAATTGCAAAGATTGTCAGGTAAGAAAATGGTTCCGCCTCCTGCCGAAGGTGCTGTTGGTGGACAATTCTTAAAAAGTGGCAAGCCTGGCGGAGCCTATGGATTTGCATCTGATGTATTAGATGACGCTGTAGAAATGCTACGCAAAGAAGGCGGTGAGTTTGAAAATGTAGATCCTAGAGATTTGCAAGCTATTATGTGGTTCCAAGAAAAAGCATTGTGGGCTGATCAAGGTCTAGGTTCTTTAGGTGGCTCTATGGAATCATTGGCTTCTATGTTTAATGCTCAACGTTATGTTATTGGTTCATCTGTTGCACGAGAAGTTCGTCCGTTAGGTTCACGAACTATTTTAAGTACTGGACCAGACGGCAAGCCCATGAACTTTACAATAACTGGTCAAGACCGAGAGTTATTTGAAAAGGCTAAAAACTTTGTAGAACTAGAAGCACGTAATGATGACACTATAGGTGCGGTATCCTTTGGTGAAAATCTTGGAATCTTTGAACTAAAAGGTGAAGATTCTTTTCATTTAGAAGTAACAACTAAGAATGTTGTAGGTCGTGTTGAAGATATTGACCCTGCTACAGGAAAGAAAAGAATAGATCCTGCTACTGGTAAACCTGTAACTAAATCAGTATTTCAAATAGAAGCCAGACCAGACGCTGGCTCTGTTGTGCGAATGGCTTCATACGTAGGAAAGATTGGCGATCAAGATGCGGTTATGGTTTCCCGTGTATTACCTGCTGGAAACTTAGATGAAACATTAGAACAAGTACCTAACGCTCGTCCTGGTTTAGAAATGTATTTTGACAAGCCTGTTAGCGTTCAAGAAGCTACTGTAGTTTTAAATAGATTAAAAGAAGAAGGACTAGGTGCACAAACTATAAACGAAGTTAGCAGAGGTACTACTCGTGCTGGCTCTAACAAGATTATAGGTATTCGTGCTGTTTATGTACCTGAATTTGATCCTATGGCTTCTAGCTTTGTAGGAAATAAAGAAGGTGCACTAGCCCACGTAAAAGGACAATTTGAAAGATTTGATGACCTAGCAGATGTATTTGACGGCTATACTGTATCTGAACAAGGTGTTCAATTTAACCGTGTAGACGTAAGTGCGTTTGACACAAAAATATTAGGAAGGGAAGACTATGACAGAGTCCTCGAAGAAATCAATGCTGGAACACCTGTACGATCGGTCGATAGAGAAGCGTGGCCCCAACGCTCCTGGCACGATCAGATTGAAGAGACAACTGGACGCAGCGAAGGCGGAGCAAAACAACCAGGTGATGGAGAAATATCTAATCCAAGGTCTGGGTCGAGCCCAAGAGAGTTAAACCAAGCAGCTAGTAATGCCGACACTCCTAGAGGTCGTGCTGTATTAGATGAACTTTCAGGTGTTGCTTTTATCAATGGATTAGAAGCTGCCGATGTTTCTACAGCTGTACACGAATTTAGTCATGCATTAAATGCACAACTTATAGCAGACGATAGTGTGTTGGCTAAAGAGTTAGCAGACTTTTATGGCGTTAAAGATGGCAAGTGGACTGACGAAGCTTACGAACGATTTGCAGAAGATTCAGAAAAATTTATGTCTGAAGCTTTTGAAGGTGCTCCTGGTCCTTTAGGAGAAATAGCTGCACGTATACGTGACATTTATGTTTCTTCTAGAGGTACACCTTTAGAAAAAAGGATGAAACCAGAAGTAAAACAGTTCTTTGAAAACTTATTACTAAGAAATGATTTGCCAATTCAATACCTGCCAGGTAAATACATGGCTCCTATTAGCTGGACTCCTTTAGTAAAACGAGTTAAAGAGTTAGAGGAACTAGGAGAAGATTGGCGAGAAACTATTACACCTGACATGATTCTTGCTACGGCACGAGTTAAGAAAACTGGAAAGATAAACAGAGCTTTAGATCCAGACGAATCGCAAACTTTATTTAACGCAGACGATGCTGATGACGTTCATAAAATGTTAGCAGCATTTGAACACTTTGCAGTAACGTTAAGAAAAGAAAAATTAATGAGCAATTCGTTTGAAGATGCAACTAATAAAGATGCAGTTGATTTATACAACATGTTACTTGGTAGAGAAGATGACCAGTTGCACGAAACCTTTGCAGAACTTATGACAACTGATGCACGAGTAGATGGTAGTGGTCCTGCTAGAACGGTAGCTGTAAACATGGCGTTGTCTATGCATTTAGAAAAAGTACATAGACTTGCTCTTAAAGCTGACAAGACAGGATCTATAGTTGATCATGCCAAACTACAACGTGCGTTCATGGACTTTCAATATGTAAGTCATATGGTAGCAATGAAGAAACGTAGTGATGGTCAATCATTGCGTGCATGGAATCAACCAGTCAACATGCCTACTGATGAAGATTTATCAGATCCTGCAAAAGCTTTAGACTTTATGAATAAATTAAAGTTAGATCCTTTAAGCAATCAACAAATCATTAACTTTATTAAACAAGGGGGTGATCCTAAATCTCACGAAGGATTGAAAGCATTAAGAGATGCAAGTAAAATTGCTGTGTTTGGAAACAAGTCACAAGGTCAAGGCAGAGCAGCAACGCAAGAATTCTTTGTAAACAATTTGTTATCTAACCCAGAAACTGCTTTAGGTATATCCTTTTTAAGTCCGTTGTTAACTTTAACATTAGATGGTGCTTCTAAATTTGTAGGTGCTTTACTTGGTGCAGACGCAAGAACTATGAACGAGGTTCTTGTAAACCTTAAACAAAACATACAGAATTTACACATTTCTATGTATTACGCTATGAGAACCGCAAAGAATGAAGTTGCTACTCTTATGCCAGGTAGAGAATTAAACGATGCTAACTTTGATCAAAGAGCAATACGAATGGACGCTGAAGGTCCATTAGATCCTCGTCATGTTGTTAATGGAATAGGACAAGTAGTTCGTACTCCAAGTAGAGCTATTATGACTATTGACGAATTGTTTAGACAAACCTCTGCACGCTCTGCTGCGTATACTAAATCTTACAGAGACTATGTTGACAATTACATAGCAGTAGGACAGCAAGAAGGTCGCATACCCATGCAACTAAGTAGAATGGGAGAAATGCGTTATCAAAACGAAATTCATAGAACAGCACATCAACATGCATTAAAAGAAACCAAAGAAGTTATTAAAGATGGTAGGTTGCAAGACCAACATGCAATTATGCAAAAAGTAATGAACTCTCCTGAAGCTCAAGCATTACAGGACAAGCCTCATGAAAGAGCTTTGTACATAATGCAAAAGACTCAAGAAATGTACACGCCTAGACAACACGAACTTGTTGAACATGCAAAAGAAGCAGCGGTCAAGCCTGTCTTCCAGGGAGACATTGGCCCTAACGCAGAAAGATTTCAGAAGTTTTTAGACAACACTTCGTGGGGTATTGGACGATTGTTTGTGCCGTTCTTTAGGACACCTGTTAATGTAATGGGTAGGTTTTTACAATATGTTCCTACTGCGTTAGCAGAGTCTGCTTTTCACACAGCAGCTACAGTTGCAACTGGTGGACGAAGACTTGCAGAAGGCGGACGTTCGTTTAAATTAGAAAACAGCCCGTTGTATAAATACCACACTAAGCATTTAGAAAGAGTAAATAGTGCTGACCCAGTAATACGAGCAGAAGCACTTGGACAACAAACTGTTGGCCTCGGTTTATTAATGTTTAATTATGATTTGTATCAACAAGGTATTATTACTGGCAATGGTCCTAATGATCCTACAGAACGAAAAATATTAATGCAAACAGGTTGGCAACCTTACTCTGTTAAAATTGGTGACACTTATTACAGTATTTCACGATTAGATCCTTATGGAATGTTTACTGGCATGGTTGCTGATTTCTTTGACTTATTAGAATCAGAACCAGACATACCAGAAGATGAGCAGAACAATATGTTTACTGCCTTGTTGTATACCACTATGTCGCAAATAGAAAAAATGCCTATGTTGCAAGGTGCAAGTGATCTTGCACAAGCTGTAGGTAATCCAAAGCGTGAAGGAATGAAGTGGGTTAAAAATACAAGCTCTAACTTTCTAGTTCCTTTTTCTTCTTTCCAAAATGCTTTGGCTAAATACAACGACCCAATAGTTAGAGAAACAAGATCTTATTGGGATGCTCATGCAGCTAGAACTGTGTACGGTGATCTAACTAGAAAAGCACCTCCTAAATATAGTGCTATTGGTGAGCCTTACACTCGTATGACAGAAGCAGCAGCTAAAAGACAGAAAGAAAAAGGGTTTGTGTTAAAGACGTTTGATTTAATAAATCCAATAAGAACTTCGCAAGTCGCAGACGATATTGTTTGGCAAGGTCTTGCTTCTTTAGAGCATTCTTTTAGACCGCCACATGCTAGTTATCTTGGAGTAGATCTAACTGAGTTTGATGGTCCTGAAGGATATCCATTTAATGCGTATACCTACATGATGGAAGAAGTCGGAAAGGCTAAATTAGATATAGGATTAAACGACAGTTCTGGAAACGTTTTAGGCGAGATGACTTTACGAGAAACATTAACACATGCGTTTACTCCTGGCACTCCCTTAAATGATCAATTAGAACAATTAAAGTTAATGCCTCTTGAGCCCAACCAGACTACTACTCCAGCTGCGGGATTAATTCAAGAAATTATTGCTGGTTATCATATGGCTGGAAGAATGGCTTTACTAAAGAACGTTCCAGGTATAAAGAAAGAAATCTATACTGCTGAACGTGATGTCCTTGAAAAACAAAAAGCTTTGTTTGAATCTCAAGGTAATTTAGAAATGGCAAAAGAAGCTTCTTCTCAGCTCAGTTCTATAAATGAAGAATTAAAGCAACTTACAGAAGGAGTGACAAATGAGTGAAAAGCTAGATATTTTATCTGAAGGGTTTGATGACTTCCTTTTACGCATATTAAAAGAGGGTCGTGAGATAATGGACAGAGACGGAAATGTACAACGAGTTGAGTTGACTGCTGCTGATTTAAACGTAATACGGCAACGTCTGAAGGACTGCGGAATCACAGCAGTTCCTATGTCCAACAATCCAATAGGACACATCTTGGAGGAGATGAAATCTCGCAATGTAAAAATGCCACCGATCTCTATGGAGGACGATGTGGCTACAGCCTAAAAGGGGTCGGGGGATGCCAAACAATGACGAACTCGCTGCGAAAGAGCGTGGCGGATATCCTATCGTATTTGTAGATTGGGTAGACAGCTGCGAGCAATTAGACGCTGCTGGACGCAATTCAGAAATAAATTTATACGATTTGCCAGAGCCTCAACGAATATTCCAAGCAGGTTTTTTAATTCACAATGATCCTGATTACATAGTAGTTGCTGGAGGCATGAAGCCAGAATTAGAAACTTTCGACTACGTCATATCTATACCTAGAGTTGCTATACACATTATTCGTTATTTAGAAATAACTAAAGAAAACGTTGGTATTTCCTAATGTGGTCTATTGAACAAACATCACGAAATGTACATACTGTTAATATTGATGGCCGTGGAAAAAATTGGGAACAATGGGTCTTATTAAGTTCAGACCGTCATCATGACAATGCCCATACAAATCACAAATTAGAGTTAACACATTTAAAACAAGTAGTTGAACGCAATGCGTTAATTTTAGACGCTGGTGATATGCATTGTGCTATGCAAGGCAAATGGGATAAACGTGCAGACATGAGTGCTTTGCGTCCTGAATACGCCCAAGGCATGTATTTAGATTCATTAGTAGAACATGCTGCTAACTTTTACGCCCCATACGCTAAACATTTTATAGCTATTGGCCGTGGTAATCATGAACAATCAATTCTTAAAAGACACGAAACTGATTTAACAGAACGTACTTGCCAGGCTATGACTAGCATAAGTGGACATAATGTAGTGGCGGGAGGATACGGTGGCTGGGTGCGTTTTAAAGTAAACGTTACTAAGACAACGCAATTAAAATTACACTTAAAATATTTCCACGGAAGCGGCGGAGGCGGTCCAGTTACTCGTGGTGTTATTGGAACTAACCGCATGGCTGTTTATCTTCCAGATGCAGATGTAGTCGTAACGGGACACACGCACGATTCATGGATAGTACCAATTCAGCGGGAGCGTATTGACCGAGCAGGTAATGTATATTTAGATACTCAAACACACGTAAAGACAGGGACATATAAAGATGAGTATCATGATGGTTATGGCGGTTGGCATATTGAACGTGGCGGACCACCTAAACCACTAGGAGCAATATGGCTGAGAATATGGAAAAGCACAACAGGCCCAGAGCTCAAATGGGAGCTAACGAGAGCCGAGTAAAAGAACAAGAGCTAACCCAATATGTAGAACGGTTGGCTAATGATTGTAATTTTTTCTGTCAAGAATTATGGAAAGCTATTGAGATGCCAGAATTGGCTGATCATCAATCTCTTATTTGCGATTGGCTTTCTGATGGTCCACGGCGTAGAGGCGTGAAAGCTTTTCGTGGTGCTTCTAAAACCTGGGTAACTTTAGGATATTGTGCCTGGCGTTTTTTTAATGATGCAAATACCAGAATCCTGCTAGTATCAAAGTCCGAAAAACATAGTCGTGACTCTCTCTTCATGATCCGCAGGTGGCTAGGTGTTGTACCCTTTCTGCAACACCTGGCCCCTGATCGTAGGTCTGGTCAAAGAGATAGTGCAACAAAATTTGACGTTGGTCCAGCAGAAAATGACAGAACACCTTCTTTTACTGCTGCCTCTATTGGTGGACAGCTCACAGGTATGCGTAGTCATGTAATTATTGCCGATGACTGCGAAACTTCAGAGAACACTTTGACTCGTGATATGCGTGATCGTTTACGTGAACAAGTTAAAGAATTTGAGAATATCTTAATTCCAGGGGGAGATATTATAGTTCTTGGTACTCCACACCACCAAGAATCTCTGTATGAAAAATTAGCCGAGTCTGGATATACGTTTCAGTCTTGGCCATCTAGATACCCCACCGATGAGGAGAAAATTGATGATTTATCACCTACTCTTAAAGATCGCCTTGATCGTGGTATTGTTGCCCCTGGCGATCCTATTTGGCCTTCCAGGTTTACTGATGAAGAACTTAACGAACGAGAAGCTTCAGAAGGTCGTTCAACGTTTGCAATGCAGTATCAGTTGCTCACACAGTTGGGGTCGGGCCTTGATTACCCGCTTCGGTTGCGGGAAGCAATCGTCATGCAAGTGCAGCGAGATCAAGCCCCATTAACTATTGCCTGGGGACAAACAAATGACCGAGGCGGATCTACACGCATAGAAGACATACCAAGTTTAGGATTTGGTACGGATGGATTTTACGCTCCTATTATGTACTCCAACGAATGGGGTAGTTATGCAGGAACTAAAATGTGGATTGACCCTTCGGGCAAAGGTGCTGACAGCACAGGATATAGTGTTTGCTCATGGCTTAACGGCTATATATGGTGTCACGCCTGTGGCGGATTAGAAGGCGGATATTCCCAGGATGTTCTTACAAAGTTATGTTTAATAGCTAGACAATATGGAGCCAGGGAAATTTGCGTAGAGGACCAGTTTGGTGCTGGTATGTTCGTAGAGCTCATGCGTCCTGTTCTAAGCCGTTACTTCCTTCCTGAGGGCTCCGAAGGCTTTGAGGGAGGTTGGGGTGCCTCTATTGAAGGAAGGCGTGTAAGCGGACAGAAAGAGCTAAGAATCATAGGTACATTAGAACCATTGTTAAACAGTAAAAGATTGGTTATTGATCGAGCGGTAGCAGAGAATCAAGAATTGCAAAGACAATGGACCAGGATTACCAGGCAGCGAAATTGTTTGCAGCATGACGATGAGCTCGAAGCATTGGCTATGTGCTGTTCTCTCTGGGAGGATGCTATGGCAGCCGACCCAGACCGTGGAGTGAAACGACACGAAATTGAAAAATTTGAGGCTACCGTGCGTGAACACTACGAAAGTTTAGGCATGAGTGGCCCCGCAGGGCCGAATTTTATAGACCGTTAGTAGGAGAATACATGCAAAGAACATTACTAGGGGACTGGGTAGAATTAATATTCAGGACCATAGGGATTAAATGGATTGTTAAAAAAATTTATGGCAAAAAAGACTGTGGATGCGGTAAACGAAAAGACAAATTAAATGAGATGCATTTAAAAATGTTGCATAAGTTTGAAGCAGCCAGGCACAGAAACAAAGCCAAACCACAAATAATCCGATCCCGAACAACTAAATAGGAGAAATCATCATGGGAACCGATGAAATTATCCCCCTTATAGAGACTCTAGGGTTCCCAATTCTAGCCTGTTTAGGCGTAGGGTTCTTTTTATATCGTATGTTTTTATGGTTGCAGGGTAGCCTTGTAGCTAAAATAGAAGCAAATAACGCCATGATAATTAAACTTATTGACAGATGCCGTGCGTTAGACAATTCTATAGTTCGATTAGAATTACTTATGAGATTAATGAATGATCTTCCTCCCGATTGGGAACGCACAGGTAAGTTAGATCCAGAAGATCGCAGGAAGGATTAATAGTGTTACTAGCAGACGGATTTGAAAAAGCATTCATAGGTACAGGCCAGCAGTTCAACAAAGAAATTGCTATGTACGATTATGATAAATGCATTGAAATACTGGCCGAAGATATGGGGTATGAAGATGCCGTAGAGTATTTTGAATTTAACGTGGCTGGAGCGTATGTTGGAGAAGAGACTCCAATATTTGTACACAAGGAGGTTAATTGTGGCTAAGAAAAAGAAAGCTGGTTTGTATGCCAATATACATGCCAAGAGAAAACGAATTGCAGCTGGTAGTGGTGAGAAAATGAGAAAGCCAGGTAGTGCTGGAGCTCCGACTGCTAAAGCTTTTAAACAATCTGCAAAGACTGCTAAGAAGCGTAAAAAGAAATAATGGTCCAGGTTCCTATTACCGATCCAGATCTTAAAAAAAGATTTATTGAGTTTAGAGTTGTAAATAAAAATTGGGTCGCAGTTTTTAAAGAGTTGCCCATGGGCGAAAATAGTATTGGAGAAATTTACGAGACTCTCTCGTCACTATCCAGGCCAGCCCAAACCCCCCCCGAGCACCTATATCCCCAGGCAAAATTGTAGCCTGGAACAAGGGTAGGGGGGGCTTTTTAGGTACGCCAGGGCTGTTTTCTGTGGTCTAGCCTAGACCACGTACACATTATCGGACCTAATTATACCTAACAAATACCGAACAAACGCCAAAAATTCGACTAGCAGGCCAAATCTGCCAGGCGTAAAAGCATCATCCGATGTCAAGTAGATCTGCCCTTTTCAATTTAAAATTCAAGCATACTTAGATATCGAAGGGACGATAGAAATAGAAGACAATATAAATAGATTAAAATAAATTAAAAATAGATTAACATATAGCTTGACATAGTGTATGACATGGTATAGTATTCTTATATGGCAATTGGGCCAGTCATTAAGAAAGGAAACAACTAATGACAAAGATTCCAGGATACGACAAACTAATGTATGACGTAGCAATGACAAAGAGAATGGAGCGAGAACTAGAGTCTTGTGAAGTTCCAGATGCAGTAAGCGAGCACGTTGCTAAGAATGGTGTAACTTTTAGAGACATTAATAAACTTGTTATGGAGTTTTATAGCTGGAAAGATAAAGGTGCTGAATGTTTTATTAAAAAGGTACACTTTCCTTCTTTAAATAAACAATCCAAACTATCTGATTATGACGAACAAATTGATTATTCTGTCAGAAATCAAGATCACCTTAGAAAAGGATTCTACGAAACAGTCCACGTTCATAAAATAATTGACGTACCAGAACAATGGTATCTAATCCTAAAAGATCATTTAATGCACGATTCAGGCAGTTTGTATGCTACAGCAGATGGCAAACAGCAAATCGGCGGTAGCGGTACACTTGACGAAGAATTAAATGGTTTGCCTTGGGAAACTCTTGTAAGCGATCCAAAGCTTTTAGAACGATTCAGAAAAGACTCTTACATCAATGTGGTAGAAGTTCGATGTCTTTCTAAAGTTCCTGATCACGATACAGGAGAGATGAGAGTAAGCGAATCATTCTATGTAAATACTGAGGGACACCAATACGCTCGCTACGTTGGTCGTGACGAACGATATGTTAAGACTGTTGATAAGAAACATTGGTACGCTCCAGGTGATGAGGGTGTTTGGGAAACATCTGAAAAGGAGGTGGTCTAATGAGCAGTCCAGATCCATCCAGCGACAACTGGGATTTTATTTGCAACTACATGTGGGACTATTTGTTCGAGCGAGTAGAAAAAGCAATCATGCAAGAAGACTTTTACAGACCTAGTCTTTGGTGGAATGACAGGCACGATGACATGAGAATATACAGATTAATTGCCAGGGACCATGACGTAAATTTACTGTACATAATCGAACAAGTAAACCGAAAGAAGATTAAGGAACTTGGAATTACAAAGGAGGACACCAATGGTTAAATCAATTGGACAATTAACATTCGCATTAAAGACAGATCTTATGTCACGTATGAAAATAACTTCTTTACCTAAAGCAATCTTTTTCTGTCGTATGTTAAAAGAACTAGGTCTTGAATACGATATGTCTATACCAATTCACGAACAAGTCTTTGACAAAGCGATGGAAGATGAATCTGTTTTTTTCGATCCGCCGTCAGAAGCATTTATAAATTTTTTAGAAGAGCGTAGACAAGAGTTACAGGAGTACCCATCAGCATGGAAACATTAATACTACTAATCGTTTGTTCTTTTAATAACTTTAAAATGACTGACCTGGAGAAAGCAATCCACCAGGTAGAAACAGGTTCACGTGTAGGAAAGATAATAGGAGACCAAGGCCGAGCACTTGGCCCACTGCAAATACACGTTGGTGCTTGGACCGATTGTAAAAAGAAAAAAGAATCATATTCAATGTGTTCACAATTAGAATACAGCGTGACTATCTTTAGAAGATATTGCAACAGGTATCTAACTAAAAAACGATTAGGTCGTGCCGTTACTGAGAAGGATAAAATATTCTTATGGAATGGTGGACCAAACGCACATAAAGCTAAAGGTAAAAAATTAAAAAACTTAACTAGGTATTACAAGAAAGTACAAGAAGCTTTGCGTGTAATTAAAAAGAGCTCGGTCCAACCTCTGCGTTGTAAAGACCGAGCCCTAAGTGACCACCTACCAAGTGAATCACTAAAAAGTATACCAGAAAAGAAAGGAGAGTAGGTAGATAGAATGACTATATTCTGCTACCATACCAATATGGTTATGAAAAATTCTGATTACACAACGATTCAAGTACCTAAAAACAAGAAAGTCGTAGAGAAAGCAAAGCGACTCGCTTCAATGTTAGAGAAAAAGAATCCTATTACTAGCAAGGTAGCCATGTGGGCTGCTATTGATTACGCACTAACCGAGTCACTCAAGAAGGAGTAAACATGAGTACCACCTACCACCTCAAAGATTGGACTGATCGTTACTTAAAATTAAGACAAGCAGAATTAGATCCTGCAACGATTAAGATTCATAGAAGAACATGCAATCTTTTATTCCAATACTTTGGTAACGTTGAATTAAAAAGATTATCCAGGGCCGATGCTGCTGACTGGAACTTATACTTGATGACTGAATTAGAAATGAGCGAAGCAACTCGTTGCAAACATGCTCGTGTTGCCAAGGTAATCTTTGAACGAGCCTTAGATGAGGAGCGTGTTGCAGTAAATATGTTTCGCAAACTTAAGAGTACGCCCTCGCATGTAGTACATGAACGTACTCTTGTTAGTGAACTAGATGTAATGAAAGCTTCAGTCCAAGAGCCAAGATTAAAACCAATTCTTATGTTGTGTTACTGGGCAGGACTAAGACGCAACGAAGCAATGCGATTGAAACCAGAACATGTTGACTTTGATAACAATAAAATATACGTACTACCTAAAGCAGGCAAAGTAACTACTAAACAAAAACGAAGAGTAGTAAGATTAGAAGTACAACTTAAAGAATACTTGCAAGAGTTGACAACTTATAACGAACTAAAAGAAAGTTTATTATGCAAGTTAATGAAGGGTAAAGGATTTAAACTTCAACAACTTAGACAAACAAGAGATACGATTTGGCATGACAACTATCCGCCACACGTGGCAAGTAGTTGGTTAGGACATAGCGAGCGTGTTGCTCGTGAGCATTACTTGTCTGTGTCAGATCATCATTACGACCATATTGCTTTAAAGAAAGGAGCTTAATTATGGATAATGAATTAGCAATTGTAGAGGAAAGCCCATTAGAGGTAGCTACTACGGAACCACGAACACTACAACAAACAATAAAAAACAACGAGCAACTTGTTCGCTCACTTGCACCACAAATTCAGAAGCAACATCTGATGAGTGTGCAAGGCAATGCTTATATGAAAGTAGCAGGTGGTATAGCCATAGCACAAACACTTGGTTTTACTATTACTGTTGGTGATGTGCAATTAATAAAAGGCGATGAAGAACACGACTACTACCAATGCACCGCTGAACTTTTAAAAGATGGTGTAGTTGTGGCTAAGGCAGTAGGTTATTTAGGTATGGACGAAAGAACCTGGTCCAATAGACCTACTTACGCCAGGAGATCTATGTGCCAAACAAGAGCACAAGCTAAATTATGTCGAGCAAACTTTGGTGCGTTGTACACTTTGATGGGTGCAACTCACGACACACCAGCCGAAGAGATGGATGGTGTAACAGTAAACGGTGGTGCTCACCCTGCGGGGAATGGTTCCCTTGCATCATCGAATAGTGGTACGAGCGGAGGAAACTCCCGATCTAAATCCTCCGCTCAAACCACGCATTATGGTGGCCTTGGTGTTCCTAAAGTACAAAACGCTGATGGAAGTAAAAACTTTAATACTGGCGTGTATGAAATAGCAGCCGTTGAAGAAGAAGTAAATGCAAAGACAGGACAACCCATTGAAGGTACAACTAAAAATGGTAAGCCCTGGAAGAAATGGCGAATTATTATGAAGACTGGAGAATGGTTCTCAGGATTTCAAAAAGACATGTCATTCAATGGACAAGGTATTGATCCTGAAGAAATGCGACAGGCCATACAACATAATCAAAAAGTTCACGTGCTTAGTGTGAAACATAGCAAGTATGGAACTCAAGTAGAAGATGTTGAAAGAGTTTCAGATAATGTGGTTGTCAACCAGGATGACGTATTGGATAATCCAATAGATAAATCATTTGGCAAGAACATTATTGACGGGATAGCTGACGAAGAGATTCCATTTTAAATAGAAAGAGGTGGCACGTGGCTTTACAACTCAAGGATGAGTACGAAAAATTAAACCACACAGTCAAGCAGGGACTGAATGATTTCATGAGAGTAGGAAATGCACTCGCTGAAATTAAAAACAAAAAATTATTTAGACAAGGAAGTTACGATTCGTTTGATGATTATTGTCAAGGCGAACATGGCTTTGGAAAATCTCGTGGATACCGAATGATAAAAGCAGCAGAGATTGCTGAGAAACATCCAGAGATTGCCAACGAAAGAGTTGCCAGGAGCCTTAGCTCGGTGTCGGAAGAGCATCGATCTGAGGTCTTGGCAATTGCTAAAGAAAAACAAATACCTACAACTGCAAGTGTGATTGATGATGTAATAAAAAACTTTTCAGGCATGAACGAGCCTGTAAAAAAAGTAGACATATTACCTTTAGAAAACAGGCCGTCACCAGAATTGTTTAACGAGTGCCTATCTGATTTAAGATCAGCATTGGCTACTGTAAAAAAAATAGTTGAACAACCTGGCGGAAAGTTTTTACAAATGAGATACCAACAAATACAAGCAGATATTAAAAATGCTGGTATTGCTATTAAGCATTCGTTGCCTACTGTTCAATGCCGAGCGTGCAACGGTAGAGGATGTAAGATTTGTTTTAGTACAGGTTGGGTTCCAACTGAGGTATTTGATAGAACATCACAAGAAATGGAGCAGTTAACACAATGAAACTACGACCCTACCAAGTTGAAGCAGAAAAAGCAGTACTAAGAGATTTTAAAGATCATGAATCTTTATTAGTTGTTATGCCAACAGGAACTGGTAAAACTGTATTGCTATCTAACATAGTTAAAAGAGCCCGTAAGGGTAGAGTGCTAGTGATTGCACACCGTGAAGAACTTATTAAACAACTAGCAGCAACTATAAGTTTACAAGGGTTGCATGTTGGTATAGAAATGGCAGATCTAGAATCAACTAAGTCGGGATGGATGACACCTGATGTAGTAGTTGGAACTATTCAAACTTTAGTAGCACGTGATTGTGCTCGATTAAAAAAAGTCGTTGATGATCCAAGTAAATGGAGCTTGACGGTTGTTGACGAAGCACACCATGCACCCGCAAACTCTTACAGAAAACTACTAGAACACATGAATCAAAATTTATCGCATCGCATATTAGGAATGACGGCAACACCTGACCGTGCAGACAAGTTAGCTATGGGATCTGTATTTAATCATGTGTCTTATGAATATAGAATTGATCAAGCAGTTAAAGATGGTTGGTTAGTTCCCATTAGACAGAAGAGTGTTATTGTAGAAGACTTAGATTACAGCGGTATTAAAACTACTGCTGGTGATTTAAATGGTAGACAGCTTGCAGATGTTCTAGAACAAGAACGTAACTTGCACGCTATCGCTCACCCCACTTATGAACTGACCAAAGGTAGACAGTCAGTTATTTTCTGTGCTTCTGTAGACCAAGCAGAAAGAATGACGGAAATTTTAAACCGTTATGAACCCGAATCAGCTAGGTTTGTTAGTGGCAAAACACCAGGCGATCATCGTGCCTTAATCTTTCGAGAGTTCAAAGAAAAAAGGTTTCCTTTCCTCGTTAATTGCATGGTGGCCACAGAAGGATGGGATGCTCCAAACGTAGAATGTGTTGTGTTAGCACGGCCTACAAAATCAAGAGCTCTTTATACACAGATGGTGGGGCGTGGCCTTCGTCCGCTTCCTGGGACTGTAGATGTGTCGGGTTCATCCGCCCAGGAACGGCGAGGGTTTATTGACATGAGTGATAAAACACATTGTGATGTTATAGACTTTGTTGGAAACTCTGGTAGACATAAACTTATATGCACTATTGATATCTTGGCTGGAGAATCTCCTAAAGAAGTTAGAGATCGTGCAGAGAAACTTATACATGAAGGAGAACAAGATCCTTCACGAGCTCTTGAAAAAGCACAAGAGGAAATAGAAGAAGAGCAAAGAGACAAAGAAGCAAAAAAACGTAGAGCAATGGAACGAAGAAAATCAATCCGAGCAAAAGCTAAGTATAAATTAACAACAATAGATCCCTTTGATGTGTTAGACATAGCACCAAGAAGAGTTTCTATTTCTCCTGTTACTGAAAAACAAACAGATTTCTTGATGAAGTTTGGCATTGATACTCGTGGTATGTCTAGAGAAAATGCCAACACTTTACAGCGTGAGATATTTCGTAGAATGAAAAAAGGTTTGTGCACTATAAAACAAGCTAACGTTTTAAAGAAACATGGCTACTCAACTGAGTGCACAATTCAAGAAGCCTCAACTATTATTTCTAAACTCTTTAGCAATAAACCAAATCCAAGGAGAGGAACTTATAGCCGATGACTTGGATACGATGTACTAAAAGCAAACCGTGTGCTATATGTGGCAAGCCTGATTGGTGTGGATTTACTTCTGATGGTGTGTCTAGATGCATGAGAGTTATGGATGTTGTCCCAGGATACGAAAGATTTAAAACAGATATTAATGGTGGAACAGTTTATAAGCCTGATGGATTAAAACAAGAAAACTATACTTATCAAAAAAAGATAGCACCTAAACCAAAACCAGTTTTAAGTTTTTTATCAGCTAACATAAAGTTTAAAGAATCTCTTACTGATACCAGGTTACAAACATTAGCTAATCAATTAAACATAGAGCCAGAGTTTTTAAAAGATATAGGTATAGGATGGTGTGCACCACAACAAGCGTATACGTTTCCTATGAGTAATCAGAAAATGGAGATAGTTGGCATACGTACTAGGCATCTTGATGGTAGCAAGCGTGCAATAAAAGGATCAAGGCAAGGTATCTTTATGACCTTTGCTGATGCGAGAATATTTCAAGATCCGATTGTTGTTTGCGAAGGACCAACTGATACGGCTGCGTTGTTACAACTAGGGTTCAATGCAATAGGTAGACCTTCGGCATTAGGAGGAAGAGAAATACTTTTAAATATTTTAAAAGACCGAGAAGTTGTTATTGTTTCTGACAATGATGGGGCAGGTCGCAAAGGTGCAGAAGACTTGGCAACAAGTCTTTATAGGACTGCATCATCTACTATTGTTATTGAACCACCTGCTAAAGATGCACGTGCCTGGCTCAAGGATGGAGCGACCAAGGAATCGTTTATGTATTTAATTGATAATGCAGACAAGGATGTTTATGCGAAACCACAAATACAAAATAAGTCCGCCTGAAGAACGGAAGTATTTAGGTAGAACGTTTGGTTCCAAAGCCGAGATGAGATACTGTCAGAATTTACAGCTACTTGTTGAAGGCAATGCTTTAGAAGATTATGTATGTCAACCTAAAGTATGGCTAGGTGTTCCAGAAAATATATATGTTCCTGACTTTTTAGTTATACCTAAAGAGGAACTCCCTTATTATGTAGATGTAAAGGGGATGGAAACACAAAAATTTAAAAGAGATAAAAAGCTTTGGGCTAGTTACGGAAGACTGCCACTTGTTATCGTTAAGGAATCTAGTCCAGGTAAGTTTAAAACTAAAGAGGTGATTTGTGAAAGAGGTAATGGAAGTAGCTCCAACATCAATGTTGGAAGGCAGTAAATTATCTGAGCAAATATCTAGCGAAACAGAATCCATTCAACGTGGTGTTGTTCGTTATAGAAAACTTGCCAGAGAAGCTATTGAACGTGGAGATGGTGCATCGTTAAAACCAGCAGAACGAATGATTATACATTGGCTAGAACCTTTGAAGATGGCTATAAGGGAAGAGCAAAAAGCTTGTGTTGAAGGCAAGCCTGCATTAGGTAGAGCTATTTATGGAAACGCAATTTGGTGTCTTGATGCTGATCGCATAGCAGTAATAACTGCACATGAAATGATTAGTTGGTGTATGCAGAAACCATTGAATGGTGTCTTGTTAGTTCGATTAGCTTATGCAATTGGCAATGGAGTAGTAGCGGAAATAAATGCAGATAACTTACGAACTGATAATAGAGCAAGCTACGAAGAATTAGATAAAAGATTTAAAAGACTTACACATAGTAGAGTAAATGCCTGGGCTAAAAAAACTATGGCTGATCCTATGTGGTCACGAAGAGTGTGCGTACACTTAGGAACTAAGTT